TTTAACAATGCAGCAGTTAACGTTATTTACGCGCCTTACCGACATCATTTATGCCCTAACGCTTGGGATATTGGTGCCGGTATGGAGGCATGTGCGGGCGAGCGGCCCCCATTATTGTTTGGCTTTGGCTATATTTTATATATTGCCCGGATTTTGGCTTCGGATGATAGCCATTTCATTGGTCGCCCTTTTAAAAGGCACCCAAGCAGATGTCGTTACTATTTTGTACGACTTTTATGCCGCTGGGTTGTCTACAGTTGGGGATAGACCGATACCGTTTAGCTTTACCACGATGAGGGAGGCTTATCAGTACATTAGTGAGTTCGTATTTAGCAATTGGGGTCACCCGGTTACTTTATTGCGGGCTTACTTTGCAAACGTTTCGTTCAGTCTGTGGGATCATCTTCCCACTGTGCTGGACAAAGCCCACTCACTCCTAGAGTGGGCTCGCTTGGCAGTAGCTGATTTGGTGGTCAGTGCTGCGGCTTTGTTACGCGATGAGGTGTTGTATGCCTTTCAAGGTTGTTTGGAAGGTACTGCGCGCCTGCATGAGCGGTGGTCCATTAGATTTTGCGATCCGTTGTTAGCGGACGCCATTGATTGTGGCCAAAGAGTACGTTACATGGAGATGTGTGACGCCCGAGAACCTTTGTCGCTTCATTACGAGGCGATTTGGGGAGCATGGGTACTGGCGGACAACATTATAGTGCGGTTTGTAGCGTGGACGGTGGAGACATTGTTTGCGCTGACAACTGCCGGCTTGTACATTATCTGGACTGTGAGTTCGATAAATGGAGCCCTTGTGTTGGTCTTAAGTATATTGGTCATGAGATATTGCTATAGACTATGTTTAGCCCTTTACGGCCAAGTGTTGAGTGTAGGAGTGAATTACAAGATGTCGGCTTTGTTGCACCGACGTAACTGCATACGAGTAGGTCATGCAGATCAATATAAGGAAACGTTTCGGAGATTGGTTATCCCCGCAGCGCGTACCTCCAACAGCGTACCGGTTGAGAATAGGCCCCATCTTATAGATGCAACCTCCCGGACACAAGCCGACAAGGCCATAAACAAGGTCATTAAACAGTTCGGGTTGAAACGTTACGATTATCAAGCGTCGCGCACATCTCAAGCTCGAGGTGTTGATGGTTGCAGGACTTACTGCTGGGGAAAAGATGCCCTAGTTCAAGCCCAGTGTGACCCCATCACTGACGATCATTGCTTGGGGATGATAGACGTTGATTATTATTTAGACGATACCACCCTTGAAACGTATGATTCTTTATTAATTACAAACTCAAACCCAGTGTTTTTATATTCATTGACGCCCACCACAGCCGCTTCTGAGACCAAGCATTGTTCTTTCCATTTCTTAGAGGATGGTCGAATAAATGTGACTTATGAGGGGGCTTCCACTTTCACCCATAAGCTTTGGGATTATTCAGTAGACAACTTCACAGTGATTGGCCGCAAGGGTTTTACATACATTAGACAGGAGTTTAGCGTTGAGCGAGTTATGGTCTCACCGCATCGCAGCATTATTATGTTGTTGCCGATTGCGCGTTATGAGGGACTATTTAGCTTGTTTTTAGCACAATGTCTGATGCCTACCCGCCGTTTACAACGGTTTAACCCAGTTGTCGTGAATGAGTTAGGCGCGCATGTTAGTATAGTCAGATCCGGAGAGACCCCAACGATATCTTTGTCGTTGTGCACCCCAGCCGTAGGTAGCGTCGAATTATCAGTAGACGACTTCACAGGCATGGTGGCGAATCTTCCCGGTGATATGCGACACATTACCGCGTCAACTGTCGAGACGAGATGCAAGATCATAGACACTCGGACCGGCACTAAGTCTACCGAACCCAAAGCCGGATTACTAGCCATGGCGTTGAAATTGGGAGCAGCCCCCACGGTAACAGGTGTTACTTTAATTCCCGTACAAGCCCCTATACGGAATTACCAGTTTATTTCTGGTGGTTTCGATTACACTGAGAAGGCTTCGATGGTTGAGTTTATGGCACCTTTGATTACAGGGGCAACTATACCGACTAGTTGTGCGGCAAATGACGCTCGTGGGGTTAGCGCCCGAGTTACAGACATTTCGCATAAATTGGAGTTGCCTCCAGCTTATGAGGAATATGTGGCTGAATTCGTGGACTTGCTGATCCCTGCTGAATACGTGCACACAATGACCCCAACTAGCTTAGATGACGTCTTGGCGAAATTAAAGAGGCCCACCCAACGCAAAATATTCGAGGAGGGCCTTTGTGGGTACAGACACAAGGAAACATCAGTGGCGAGTTTTGTTAAGCGTGAGGCCGGGCAAACATTATCGGACCCGCGCATTATATCAACAACCCCGGCTTATATTAAAACATTTTATTCTACCGTAACTTTATCCATTGCCAATTTCGCCAAAACACATTGGAAATGGTATGCATTTGGGAAGACCCCGAAGGCCATAGCACAGCAATTAGCCAATTGGTGCATGTTAAACGTGAAAGCTTTTGCCACTCAAACGGATTTTTCAAGATTCGATGGGCGAATTAGTAGCTACGTGCGCACTTTTGAGCAAATGTTATTGATGCGGGCTTTTAGTAAGGAGTACCATTGCCATATCAATGAATTGCATTCAAAACAATACCAACAGAGCGCTAAAACCAAGTTTGGCACTAAATACCAGACTTTGTGGACGCGTTTATCCGGATCACCGGAGACAAGCATCTTCAACACCATGTTGAACGCCTTAATCGAGTATGTGGCTCAACGGATAAATGATTCGACCCGCTGTCCTCGTGAGGTGTTCGACAGTTTGGGTTTGAAAGGGGGTGACGACGGAGTCGCAGCGGATTTGCCCATGATTTTATTTACTGATGTGGCAGCCAAATTCGGGTTAAAGCTCACTGGCGGTGAGGTTAAACGAGGGGAACCAGGATTGAAATTCTTGGCCCGTAGTTTTGGACCTGGGGTTTGGTTGGGAGATCCCAACAGCTGCTGCGATTTCGTGCGCACGCTGAGCAAGTTTGGACTTACAGTTAACTTGACCGGCGTTACTCCCCGACAGAAGTTGATTTGCAAGGCTGAAGCTTTACGCTTAACCGACCCCAACACGCCTTACATAAAGGACTTTGTGGAACGGGTAGCCGAATTGTCCCGTGGTGGTTTGGAGGTCTACGGACCTGAACCTTCAGAGATGCATCGCATTCAAATGACTTCGTGGTGGTCTAAGTATGAGGAGGGTGAGCAATTCCCCAATTATGCTCAAGCTTGGATGATTGACGAGGTTGTGGCTGAAATGTTGGCGAGAAACGGAAGTGGGGCCGAGTTTTTGATGGCTTTAAGTAGGGCAGACACATTGGAAGATTTACTGAGTTTGCCCGCAATCTGCCATCTGGAAGAAGTCCCGGCTGCCGTTGATGTTATGGTAAACCGGGTATTGGTGCCCGCCGGGGCTGTTAGCCAGGGCACGGGCATAAAGGCGCAGAGTGCCAGCAGTGATTCGGGTTCGCAAAGTTCAGCGGCCCGAAGTGCTCCACCCCGGGGCACTGCGTCTGACGTTCGGATTTGTATGGACTTTCAGCGCGGTAACTGCACACGAGCCAAGTGCAAATTTTTGCACAAGGAGAGGAAAGTTCATTCCGTTGAGGCGTTGAGCCGAATGGCTATTACGCCATGCAACGACTTCCTGGCAGGCACCTGCACTAGGGCCACCGGTACATGCCGGTATAAACATTAATTTATCGACGCTTGACCAACGTCGTTTGTATATATGTAAATTAGTGTAAGTAGTGGCCCCGCCGTGAATGACGTCGGGGCTTGTATAGAAAATACGTTAAAATATTCGTTAATTATTTATTTCATAGATAAATCATCTGTAAATGCAATTGAACAAGGTATACCCGAAGGGAAAATCAAAACCTCGGACTCCAGGGCGGAAGGCTCCTCAAAGCCAACCCAGTCAGGCGAAGAGACCGGAGGCACCCTACCAGACCAGTCCTGCTGGTCCTGTTACAGCAGGTGCTACCAGTCTGTATCCGATGCCATCAAGAAGGCGTGTCAAGTTATCGCGAAGTTTGTTATCCGGAGTTTCCTCCGGGGGCGTTGAGTTTCTGAAGTGCGCCTTTGCGCCACCAGATTTCAATGTCACACAAATTCACGGTGTTCCTGATGCGTTTGACGGGCTTTCATTGACTAAGAAGCATAAATACATCGGTTCCGTGGCTTTAGCCGCGTCTTCAGACCAGTATTATTTGCTTTCTCCCGTTCCAGGTATCTCGCACTTCTTCCTATCCAAGCCTTACGTCGCTGGCGTGCCACAACCAGTGGTTACTACTGACGTTTGGTCCGCAGTTCCTTATGGGGACTATACCAGTCTGTTTGGCACATCAATTTCTACGGCCGCTGACATAGTAAACCGTTTTCGGTTTGTTAGCAACCACATTGAGCTAGTTCCCACTACTAACGCTATGCAGTGGACAGGGAACATTCAGGTCTGGAAGTCTTCCGTTACCATGCAGGCCACCAATTCGTCAATTACTGCTGGAGCTTATACGCCAGTAATGGTAGTCCAAGGCCTTTCTTCAGCTGTAGCTACAAACGCCATCCAATACACAGCCCCGTTCAATCTGGGCACTTATGCTTGTGCGTTTAGCACCAACCCGGTGTTCAACTTTCAAGCTATTATTGAAAATCAACAGACCACATCCCAAGTGACCGGCGGATTCGGTAATCTGTCCGCGCCCAACGGTATTAACCTTAGCGGCATGGACAGTAACTTTGAGTCTGTCTTCATTAAGATATCTGGAGCCGGCACGAACGGCAGCAATACGTTAGTCCTCAAAACATGGGCATGCGTGGAGTACCAATGCCTTCCCGGCAACGCACTCTACGAATTTCAATCCGTTTCCCCTTGCGATGATCTCGCCATGAAGCTGTATCGTAAGATCATTAAGGAACTGCCTGTTGCAGTGACCTATTTTGACAACGAAAACTTCTGGGAACGGGTCCTGTCCATAATTCAGAGGCTTAGTACTGCCGGTTCCTTCATTCCGGGTCAGGTTGGCGCCTTTAGCAAAGGTGTTTCAATGGCCGCTACAGCTCTACAATCCTTGTAACCTTGCTTAGTAGTTTAATTATTTATTATTATTATTATTGTTATTATTATAGTCATAGATGCATAGTTTTAACTTGTATATATG